GCCAGGACGGCGAGAGCGAGAGCATTTCCGCGGCTGATCTGGAGGCCATCGAAGCGGCGTTAAAAGCAATCGAGGCAGCCACAGAAACCATCGGCAGTATCTTAGGACGGGGGTGATTTCGTGGATGCATTGATTATTTCAGGTGGTGCGCTGCTGGTTGCTGTGCTGGGGCTGTTGCTCAACTCTCGCAAAGAGACGCGCACTGATGCCGCGGCTACTGCGATCATAACGACAAAGCTGGACAGCTTGATCACGGGCGTGGATGACATCCGGGTGGAAATGCGCACGATGCGCGACACCATGAGCGACCACGGCGAGCGGCTGGCCAGAGTCGAAGCCAGGGCGCAGAGCAATTCCCATAGAATTGACGCATTGGAAGGAAAGGGAGGCCAAAACAATGAGTAATTTTAAAGAATGGGCAAAGGCTGCACTGATCCGGGCTATCCGGACGTTCGCAGAATCCGCGCTGGCATACATCGGGACCGGCGCCGTTGTCCTGGGGGACGTTAACTGGATGGCGGCTCTGTCTGCCGGCGCTTTCGGTGCTGTGTGCGCAATCCTGTTGGCGCTGGCCGGACTGCCTGAAGCGAAACCGCCCGAATTTACTGAGGAATAAACATAGTTTATGCTGGAATTGACAATATGAAGCATCCGTTGATATAGTAAAGTGTTCGTATAGTGTTCGGGCAAGTCCACTTGACGGAACTATACGAACACCCTGTGTCGTCTGGTTCAGGAAGATCGGCAACCACTTGCCGGTCTTCTTTTTTTATGCGGAAATATACCAGGATGTCGGACGGGCGCACCTCTGCCAGAATGACGAACGCATCCAACAGCGCCGCGTTGGTAAGCTCCTGCGACGCGTAGCCCTCGCGGAAAAGCTCAAGGAAGCTGATTATATCATCTTCAGTTGGAAGCGCTGAGAGGGCCGTTTCTGCCTGTTTTACGCGGTCTTGCAATGTGGCTTCTTCCTGTTCGAGCTTCAGCAGCTCATCACGGGTGGACGCGGTAAAGATTCCCGCTTTGATTGCGGCCACGATGTTATTCTTTTGGGTGCGGACCTGTGCAAGCTCCGTCCGGATGATTTCCAGATCATTATCCGGTTGGAGTTTATCCTGGTCGAGTATGGTCTGATGCGCCATCCATGCTATCGCATCATCGGACAGCACATCGTCCCAGATCGCGCGACAGATCGCGGATTCGAGCTTCTGCCGAGGAAAGCTCGGTTGTTCGCATTTGTGCGCACGGTGGCCGGAACAGGTGTAATAAAAACACTTCTTGCCTGTCTTGGACGTACCAGACACGCCGACAAAACTGGATCCACATCTGCCACAATAGAGCTTGCCGGTCAGAGAGTAAATACCATCTGATGTCCGGCGCGGACCGGACTTAGTATGACTGGCAGTTTGTACTTTGTAAAAAAGATCCTTATCCACAATGGCCGGGATCGCATCTTCTTGCATGTGGTACTTAGAAACATACGTCCCGATGTATCTTTGATTCAGCAGGATCGTCTTAAATGACGAGCGATTCCAGGTGCCGCCATGTTTCGTCTTTATCCCGCGGGCGTTAAGGTCCCGGCATATCTCCGCATAAGTATCACCAGCGGCGACGCGGGAGAAGATCTCTTTGACGATTTCCGCCTCTTCCGGCACGATCTCATACCGGCCATCAGCCCCGCGCCGGTATCCGAGCGGCATCTGTCCGCCGGCAAGACACTTTTTCGCGTTGTCTTCATTCCCGCGCCTGATCTTTTGGGAAAGCTCTGCGGAGTAATACTGTGCCAGTCCTTCGAAAACGGACTCAATCAGGATACCGGACGGCTGATCGCTGATCGGCTCTGTAGCCGACACGACACGGACGCCGCAATCCCGCAATTCATGCTTGTAGCGGGCCGAATCGTATTTGTCACGGGAGAACCGATCCAGAGCATACACGAGAACGGCCTGAAAAGCCCCCTGGCGCGCGTCGCGGATCATCTGGAGGAATTGTGGGCGGCGATCCGTCCGGCCCGTCAGGGCGCGATCTGAGTATGTCTGGACTATGTTATAGCCCTCCCGCGCGGCGAAGGTGCGACAGATGGAAATCTGCTGTTCGATGGACGCTTCCCGCTGGGCGGAGGATGAGAAGCGGGCATATATGACGGCGGGGATCATTTCTTTACCTCCATTCCGAGCATACGTCTTATCATCGCTTTTGTCAGATCATCCGACAATCTCCACGCGGTGAGGAGGGCGAATTCCTCTGGGTCTGATTTTACTACCGGCTGTTCGCCGGTCAGGAGCCAATTTGCATCAACGCCGAAAGCATTTGCCAGCCTTGCGGCCTTTTCAGGCGTTGCGATGTATACGCCAGTAAGATAGTTTTTGAAGTCGATTTCGCTGATTCCGTATTTTTGAAGCAAGCTGTCAAAAGAACCGGAATATTTCTTTTCTGAAAGTATCCGCTGAAGACGATACTGGAAATCGTTGATAGGCGTCTTCCCGTCCATTAAATAATCAATGGAAGTGTTTAGAGCGCTTGCAAAGGCTTTCACTTTGCTCTGCGAAATATCAACCTGCCCTGATTCGATCCTTGCAATCATAGATCTTCCTTTATAACCTACCTTGCGTGCAAGCTCTTCCTGTGACATATCCTGTTCAAGTCTGAGCTTTTTGATTCTGTCGTACATTGTCATTGTAGCCACCTCCGAAAAGATAATATCACTACCGTGAAAATTTTTCAACAAATTTTTGAAATGGTGTTGACAGAAAATTGACATGGTGATATCATACCAGATGTTGAACCACATTCACGCACTGAAGGGAGGTGAGGAAATGACAGATAAGGAACTTCTTGAACAGGCCATCGAACGGTCAGGAATCAAGGTTGCGAAGCTCATGGAGGCCGCTAATATCAAGTCTTATGCGACTTTCCGCGGACGGCTGAACAATGAGACGGAATTTACGGCGAGCGAGATTCAGGCTATTTCTGAAACGCTCCGGCTTACGGCGGCAGAACGGAACAGGATTTTTTTTGCCCGCGGTGTTTAACGACACTCAACAAAGAAGGAGGAAGCATGGAAAACAGTTTGCAGGTATTTACGAACGAACAGTTTGGACAGATCCGGACGATCAATCAGAACGGTGAGCCGTGGTTTGTGGCTGCGGACGTGTGCAGGGCACTCGATATTGAAGACGTCGGTAGGGCTGTCGGCAGACTTGAAACTGATGAATGTACCCGAATTGAAATCGCCCACCCCCAAAGTTATCTGAAAACTCTTGAGGTTTGGGCAGTGAACGAACCCGGCCTTTACTCGCTGGTACTTGGTTCCCGTAAACCGGAAGCGAAAGCCTTTAAGCGGTGGATCACCCACGAAGTTATCCCGGCCATCAGGAAGCATGGCATGTATGCCACACCGGAAACAGCAGAACGGATTCTGAATGATCCTGACTTCCTTATTAAGACGCTGGAAACGCTGAAGCAGGAACGGGCCGCCCGGATGGAAGCTGAGAAAACGAATCGGCTGAACGCGCCGAAGGTGCTGTTTGCGGACAGTGTCGCACAGGCTGAGAGTGACATCCTGATTGGAGAGCTTGCAAAACTGCTGAAGCAGAACGGCGTGGAAACCGGCCAGAACAGGCTTTATGAGCGGCTTCGGAAGGATGGCTACATCATGAAGAACAGCACCATCCCGACGCAGAAGGCAATGGAAGCGGGCCTGTTCCGGGTGATTGAGCGGACGATTGCACAGCCGAACGGAACAACCAGGATCACGGCAACGACGAAGGTTACCGGGAAAGGCCAAATCTACTTTGTGAATAAATACGCAAAGCAGGTGGAGCAGTGACAAACGAATTACCGTTCACCTTTGAGCGCTCCCTGTGGCGGGAGGCAGCACGGCTGAAACGTGAGTGTCCGGAGCTGCTGGAAGCGAAGACGGCGGAGAGGAGGAAGCGGAATGATACCAGCAGAGTGGATCCACCTGGGCGAAAGAGAACTCACGCCAGCACAGGTGAAACAGCTGGAAACCGGATCGAAGGTTACCCGAATTTCAGCTGATCGGCATGGAGAATCGCAACGCATGGAATACACAGTGGTCAGCTCCGGTCGAAAGAAAGTCCTGGTGGCCCTGTCGCCGATGTCAATGGAGAAGATCATCAGACCGATCAAAGCGAATGACAATTGTCGGTACGTCGTAGCGAGGGGAAAGCCATGAAGCCATTCAGAACGACTTGTGTGAACTGCGCCGCTCCGATCCTGATGATTAAGAGCGGAGCAAAGACCCGCCGGGCGGAGGTGCGAAAGGAAACGTTCGTCTTTGACTCGCAGAGCGAAACCCGCTTTATCACAGAAGCCGGGGACGTCATCCACGGGACGGCGGTGCACCCGGACGGAGAACAGAAATTCGATTTGCTGGCCGGTTATCGGCTGCATGTATGTAAGAAAGGGGAATGAAGATGAAAGAAGCGAGATGGTATTACAAGAACCCTGAAACGATCCGGGATGATATCAAAAATGCCCTGATCGGTTGCACCTGGAAAATTCTGCACA